ATAATCTTCACACGCACGATATTTTTAAAAAACCATAGGTAGTGTATGAAGGGTTTATTAGATGATGACACTGATGATATTTTTACCACCTATACCCCCGAAAAAACAAAAAGCGTTGTTAGTGCAAACAAGGCAGCGCAAAGAAAATTGATGCGCAAAGAAAGTGCTGCTGAAATTATTTCCGATATAGGTGGATTGCCAAAAATGGGGCATTTTGCAGAAATACTAACCAATGGCCAAAGCAACGCAGGAGGGTTTTATGAGGTTATCCGCGACCAATGGGGAAAGGTTGACTGCTTAGTATTGGCCACATGGATAATCAACCGAGAATACATAGATATGCTTTTTTCTGATTTACAAAAAAATATATTAGGTGAATTGGTTTTCGTAATATCAAACAGGATGAGCCAATTAGGAAAAGGACATGCGCCAAATTTTAATGTCCTCAAAACAAAAGCAATGGCGCACCCAAGAGTAGAATTTAGAATCGCTAATTCACATGCAAAAGTCTTTGCCATGACAAATGGAACAGATTATATAACCGTAAGTGGATCTGGTAATTGGAGCGAAAACCCTCGTATTGAGAATTATTGTATCAGTAATGATAGAGAAAGGTATGAATTTCACAAATCCTGGATGCTTGAAATTGCAAAATCAAAAAAATAAATAAATGGAAGGTGTAGAGTTTATCATAAAACTGCGATCTCGCGGAGAGAAAAGCCAGGCAGCAATAAAAGCGGCATATAAAGAACAATTTGGGAATACAAAGCAATTCAATGCTGACGCAAAATCGGCAAAAGAATTTATTGCCGAGTATTTTCAAAAAAACCTTTCACTACTCGCTGAGGATGTTTCTATGCACTTGTGGGATCTGTACTCAAAGAATTACAAATTACAAGATTACAGAGAATGTAGAGCAATCCTGAAAAACATAATTGAATTAGGGCAATCAGTTAAAGAAGAAAGTACAAATGCAAAACAAAAAAAACCATCTCCCCTACAATCTTTGCGCCCCCACTCAATAGCCTCTAACGAGTGAAAGTTTGGGAGGAGTACATACACGCCGTTGAAAGCGGCAAACGCTTTGCAGGCGAATTGGAGCGCCTGACAATTTCCCGTTTTAAGTCTATGCTGAAAAACGACAGTTACTATTTTGACACCGTCGAGGTGGAGCAAAAGTTTCATATCATAAGCAACTTCAAGCACACCAAAGGCAGTTTCAAGGGCGTACCGTTCAATATCCTGCCCTGGCAGGCGTTCTTTTGGGCGTATATCTTCGGCCTTAAGGACAAGGCCGACAATGCAAGGGTAGTGAGGGAGGCCATGCTATGTATGGCGAAAAAAGGCGGCAAATCGGAAGTAGGCGGCGCAACCGGGGTAATCATGACCCTATTCGACAACGAGCCCGGTGCGGAGTGTTACAGCGCCGCCAATAGCAGCGACCAGGCCGAGTTCAGTTGGAGCGCGGGCGCGGTTATGTGCAAACAGTTGATACAGGACGATGAAGACTTTGCGTCTTATTGCCGCGTGTACGATAGCGTGAACAACCGTAAAATAATAGACCTTGAAACGGGTTCGTTCTTTAAGACGATAGCGGCTGAGAACAAAACACTGGATGGAGTTAACCCGCACTTTGCGCTTATAGATGAGTACCACGAGGCAAAGGACGACCTAATACCTAAAAACCTGCGCTCCGGCATGGTCCAGCGCAAACAGCCGTTGCTTATGTACGCAACCACGCGCGGCTTCAACCCAAACGGCGAACTGGCACGATTGGAGCAGAAGCACATCGCACTTCTTCGAGGCACGGCAAAAGATGATAGTTCTATGTCTTTGATTTTTGGGTTCGACCCGGAGGACGAAGAAGAAATAAAGCGCAACTGGGGGAAACCAGTAGAAGAGGTGAACAAAAAGACTTGGGAGAAAGCCAACCCAGGCATAGGCATTGCGCCAACATGGAAAGGGCTGGAGGCCATGTACACCGATGCCGTAAACGAAGGGGTAAGCGCACAAACCAATTTCTTGGTAAAGAACCTGAATATATGGGTGCGCACCTCAAAGACCTGGATACCGGACAACATATGGATGCAGTGCGCTAAAAAGCATAAAGAAAGCAGTTTGCAAGGCCGCCGGGCATTTGCTGCTTTTGACCTTAGCAGCAACCGGGATTTAACGTGCTTTGGGTTGTTGTTTCCACCGGACGACGATAGCGGCGATTTTGTCTTTAAGTGTTACAGTTTCATGCCGGCCGATAACGTTGAACAACGGGTAAGGCGCGACCGGGTTCCATACATGGACTGGCATAAAGCTGGGCTGGTAGAATTTACCGAAGGCAATATCACCGACCAAAACCGGGTATTAGAGGTAGTGCTCGAAGCCGGCGAAAAGTACGATTTGGAGAATATTTACTACGACCCCTGGCAATCCACAAAGCTGGCCACCGAACTAAGCGACCACGGCGCACGGTTGACACCGTTCCGTCAAACCGTAACGAACTTCAACGAACCCATACGGATGATCGAAGAACTGATAAGCACAAAACGACTTGCGCACGGGGGAGACGAAGTACTACGATGGATGGCGGGCAACGTTGTTATTAAATACTTCAACGGGCTTTGCAAATTCGACAAAGACAAAAGCCGTGAAAAGATAGACGGTATGGTGGTTATGGCGATGTGCTTTGCCGGATACCTCAACTGGTTGGCAAATAACGGTGCATCGGTGTATAATGACAGGGATTTGTTCATGCTTTAAAAAACACGGATATGGAAGAAATCACTATCCCCTTGGTGGTATTGGACACACTCCGACCTGAAGGATACGCAGAGAGGTTTTGGGCTTTCGTACAAGCCAGTGGGCTGAACCACCGAGAGGCATTTGAAGCCCTCGAAGATGAGCGGGCGGCATATCGCATCCCCGAAAGGTACAAGAATTACGAGAGTTTTCGTAGTGCCTGTCCCCACTACTTGAAAAAGTAGCTTTTTAATCCAACAAAGTTTGCACATTTCAGCGCCATTTTAGCCGATTTTTAACCTCAAATCGGCTAAATGGCTATTTTCGACAATATAAGGACGTTTTTAGGGTTTCAGACCGCCGATGTGTCGAATACCCCGGAAAAACGTATGCTGCAAGGTAGCGCAATAGACGAACTACTGCTTAGCCGCGTTTTGGCCGTACCGAGCAATACAAAGCAGTCTATAAGCGCTGATAGCGTCCTCTCTCTTTCTACTGTATGGCGTGCGGTGAACATCATAAGCGATTCGATCGCTTCCCTCCCCGTCAACGTGATGGAGATGCGTGCCGACGGCTCCAGGCAAATAGCCCTCCGGCATCCGGTGCAACGACAAATGGCCTTTCAGCCATCCCCTATCTATACCAAGTACAATTTCTTTCAAACGCTTGTAACCCACGCCCTGTTATACGGAAACGGATATGCGGAAATAAACCGTGAACGGGTTACAGGGTACCCAAAGAATTATACGATTATCGCGCCCGACCGGGTACAGGCCAAAACGAAAAACGGCCAGGTGTACTACGAATACACCGAAGTACCGACAGACCCGGCATCCGGCGTAACACAGCCCGTTGTACGCGAAATCCGCGCGGGCAACATGATACACATTAACGGCATATCCTGGAACGGCGTCAACGGCTTGAACGTAATTAAGTTTTTAGCAGATAATTTCGGCCTGGCACTGGCCAACCAGCAATACCTGGTCAAGTTCTTTTCTGAAGGCGCAACTATTAGCGGGCTTTTAAAACACCCCGGACGCCTGACCCCTGACGCTATAAAAAGATTGCAGGCCAGTTGGCAGGGAACTTATGCCGGTAGCGGCAATTCTGGCAAAGTGGCCATTGTAGAAGAGGGCATGGATTATCAACAAGTAGGGCTGTCTCCCCAACAAGCCGGCGCAGCGGATACCAAAAAACTCACGATTAGCGATATAGCCCGGATTTTTGGCGTGCCTCAATTCTTGCTTGAAGACCTCGACCGGGCAACCTTTAGCAACATTGAACACCTTAGCCTGCTTTTTAGGCAGCACACAATACGCCCATGGTGCAAAAGGATAGAATCGGAACTGAATACAAAACTCTTCCCAGCGGATGAGCAGGTGGTTTTTCAAGTGTTCTTCGACATTGATGATTTAGCGATGTCTGATTTGGACAGCCGCAGTAAATGGGTGGAAAGTATGATGAAATGGGGCATCCTCAACCGGGACGAGGTGCGCAAAAAAGAAGGGTACAACCCTATTGCGGATGGCAGTGGACAGACGTACTATGTACCTATGAACATGGCAGACCCGACAGCGCCGCAACCGCAACCAGGGCAACAACTGGACGCATTCAACCAAAACCCGCAATAATGCCATACAACGACTACCCACAGGCCGCGACCAATAACGCAAAACGCGCACTTCGACATAAGGAGGAAAACGGCAGCCAATGCGGTACCCCCGTTGGTTGGACACGGGCAAACCAGTTGGCCAACCGAGAAACCATAAGCCACGAAACGACCGTTCGCACCTATTCTTTCCTTAGCCGCGCAAAAGTGTACGACACTGGAAAGTATTTCAACGAAGAAGGCCAAGAGGTGTGCGGTTCAATCATGTACGACGCCTGGGGCGGAGAGGCAATGTTAAGATGGGCCGAACAAAAAGTAAAGCAAATGGAAAACAGGGAATCGCGCAGTATCACCGCGCCAATGAAAGAAGAAGAAGGCAAAGCCGTTGGTTATGCGGCGCTTTTCAATAGCGTTACAGATATTGGCGGGTTCTTTGAGCAAATCGAACCCGGCGCTTTCGACCAAAGCGATATGACCGACGTGCGGGCGCTATTCAACCATGACCCTAATATGTTGCTGGCACGCACCGCGTCCGGTACGCTCAAACTGTCCATTGACGAAAAAGGGCTGCGCTACGAGTTTGATATACCGGATACCAACGCGGGGCGAGACCTCCGGGAACTTTTGCGCCGTGGCGACATAAACCAAAGTTCTTTTGGTTTTACCATCGACCAGGAAGACTGGGAAGAAAGAACAGGCATGAAACCGACGCGCAAAATCAAAAAGGTGAAACGCCTTTTCGATGTTAGCCCGGTAACGTTTCCCGCTTACCAGGAAACCAGCGTAGCACTGCGGAGCCTGGAAGCCTGGAAAGGAATGACCAAAGAACCAAAAAATACCCCTCTCCGAGACGCGGCAGAGGATTTGTTAATCTAAAATTTCGCAAACCATGAAATCAGTTCAGGAACTGCGTCACGACTACATGAACATTCGTGAGCAGATGAAAGACCTGGTAAACCGTGCAAAAGCCGAAGGCCGCGACCTCAATGGAGAGGAAAACGCCACCTTTCTGCGTATGCACAGCGACCAGGAAGAACTTTCCCGCGCAATCGAAGCCCGCAGCATCATCTCCGGCATCGATGGCGCAAACTTTGCCAACGGCATAAACATTGCCGAACCGACGCCCGTACAAATCAATTACCGGGAAGCGTTCGACCGCTACGTCCGGCGCGGCGAGAAGTACATGGACGCTGCAAGCCTTGCAGCTTTGTCTGCAGGCGAACAACGCGGAACCAGCACCATCACCACGGAGACCACCGGGGCAATCTACGGCGGCTATGCCGTGCCTACCGAACTTTCACCGGAGTTCATCATGACGCTGAAACAATATGGCGGCATGTACGACGCGGC